GATCAGATGAAAGAATACGAATCAGAATTTGATTCGATGTTATTTCATTTACCATTAGCTGGATCAACTTTTAAAAAAGTATACTACGACGTACCGATGGGTAGAGTAGTATCTAAGTTTGTACCAGCAGATGAATTAATCGTTCCGTACACAGCTACCTCATTAGATGATGCGGAAGCGATTATTCATACAGTAAAGATTTCAGAAAACGAATTAAGAAAACAACAAGTCAACGGTTTCTACACTGATGTAGAACTAGGCCCTCCAGGTACAGATATAAATGGAGAGCTGAAGAAAAAAGAACGTGAGCTAGAAGGTACAAAGAAGACAGGTAAGAACGAACCTGTATATACTTTGTTAGAGTGTCATGTGAATTTAGACTTAGAAGGTTTCGAAGATGTTGGTAAAGAAGGTGAACCAACAGGAATAAAATTACCTTACATCGTAACAGTTGATGAAGGTAGTAGGAAAGTTCTTTCTATCAGAAGGAACTATGCGCCCGATGATCTAAAGAAAAATAAGATCCAATATTT